AATTCGTCGCGGCCGAAAAGGATCCGGAGCGGCTCCGCGTTTTCATCAATACCGTACTCGGCCAGGTGTGGACGTCGAAAGGCGAGGCGCCGGAGTGGGCGGGCCTCTACAACCGCCGCGACACGTACGCGATCGGCTCCGTTCCCATGGGCGCGCTCGTGCTCACGTGCGGCGTCGACGTCCAGAAGGATCGCCTGGTGTACGAGGTCGTAGGATGGGGCCGCGGCAAGCGGTCATGGTCGATCGACGCCGGCGAGATCCCGGGCGATCCGGCGAACGTCGAGCGCGGGCCCTGGGGCGAGCTCGAGAAATTGACGGCGCGCCTATTCCCGCACGACGCCGGGATCGAGATGCCGATCCGATTGCTCGCGATCGACTCCGGGTACGAGACGCAGCACGTACACGCCTGGGTCCGTCGGCCGCACTCGACGCAAGTGATCGCCGTGAAAGGGTTCGATCACGGCGGCGCGATCATCGGTTCACCGGCGCCCGTCGAGATCACGATCAGCGGGAAGAAACGGAAACGCGGCGGCCGCGTGTGGCCGGTCAGCACCGGGATCGCGAAGTCGGAATTCTATGGGTTCCTTCGTCTCGAGCGCGAGGCGGGCAAGCCAGATCCCGCCGGGTACGTGCGATATCCGGAGTACGCGGAGGAATGGTTCCGACAGATCACCGCCGAGCAATTGACGGCGACGAAAACCCGCCGCGGGTACATCAAGCTCGAATGGTCGATCCTCCCGGGCCGACAGAATCACGCGCTCGACTGTCGGGTCTACGCGCGCGCGGCCGCGGCGCTCGCCGGGATCGACCGGATGAATGATCGCGATTGGGACGCGCGCGAGAAATTCCTCGGCGCCGGTTCCACGCCGGCCGCCGCCGCCGCTCGCGCGCGGGCCGCGAGCACCTCACCGGCGCCAGGCTCGAGCGCGCCGGCCTCGAGCGCGCCGACGGCCGCGAGCTCCCCGGCGCCGGCGCCTCCGCTCCGCCCTGGGCTAGTTCCGCGGCCGCCGCCCGCGAGTAGTCCATCACCGGCGCCGGGCAAGCCCGGCCGGCCGACGTGGGTTCCGCCGCGGCCCGATTGGCTGAAACCCCGTTGAAGTGGAGCGGAGTGGAGCAAGCCCGGCGGCGATTACGGATCTGTTCCACGTGGAACACCCGGCCCGCCGCGGCCCTCGCCGAAACCGGCCGACGCTGGCGCCAGGCGGGGCGCCCGTAGGCGCGCGGGCGTCGGGCCGGCCTCCCGGCCCTCCCGCCGTCGGCGTCGTTTCTAGGCCCGCCAGGGCGCCCGGGGCGTGCTATCCTCCTGGCAAAGCTCATGCCGTTCACGACGACGGACGCCGAAAACCTCCGACGCGCGATCGCTGACGCGCGAGGCGCGCGATCGATGACGTTCAGCGATCAAACCGTCGTGTTCAATTCGCTCAAGGAAATGCTCGATCTCCTGGCCGTGATGGAGGCGGAGGCCGCCGCGGCCGCCGGCACGAGCGTACGGTACCGGATCGGCACGACGAGCAAGGGCGCATAGGGGATCGCGCCTCATGGCCGCGCCGATCCTCGCGTCCGTCTACTTCGGATCGGGCGCCGCCGGCGATCACTTCCGCCGGATGGCCCGGGCCCTCGAGTACTCGGCGCTCCGTCACGCGCCGGCCTGGCGCGTCGAGGTGCGACAGGTTCCGCCGCCGTCCGGCGTCTACCGCTCGACGCTCGGCGTTCCCGCTCATGAGCACAACTCCGCGAAGCTCGATCACTGGCGCGACAGAATCACGGCCGCGGCCGACGGGGATCGCGTGCTCCTGATCGACGTCGACACGATGATCACGGGCCCGCTCGATCCCGTGTGGGATCTCCCGTTCGATCTCGCCTACACGTCGGCGGCCGAACGGCTCCCGCTCAACGCCGGCGTCGTGTTCGTCCGTGTCTCGCCGTCGACGCGGGGGTTCCTCGAGCAATGGGCCGCCGTGAATCGTTCCTTCCTGGGCGACGCGGCCGCGCTCCGGCCCTGGCGCGCGCGCTACGCCGGGATCAACCAGGCCGCGCTCGGGTTCATGCTCGAGCGCGCGGGGCACGGCTGCCAGGTCGCACGGCTCGACGGCGCGATCTGGAATTGTGAAGATTCCACGTGGCGCCGGTTCGATCCGGCGACGACGCGGATCGTTCACCTGAAAAGCGATCTCCGCCGCGCGATCTTCCGCGGGCTCGCGCGGCCGGCGCTCTCGACGCTCGTCGCCGCCTGGCGCGAGCTCGAGGCCGCGGCGATCGAGGCGCACCGATGATCCCGCCGCTCGTGAGCGTGATCGTTCCCTGCCACAATCACGGGGCCGTCGTCGGCGACGCGATCGCGAGCGTGCTCGAGCAACCGATCCCCGTGGAAGTGATCGTGATTGACGACGGTTCGACGGACACGACGCCGGCCACGCTCGCGGCGATCGAGGATCCCCGCGTCCGAACGATGCGCCAGGAACACAGCGGGCCGTCGAGCGCGCGGAACCTGGGGATCGAGCTCGCGCGCGGGGCGTTCGTGATGTTCCTCGACGCCGACGACACGATCGAACCGACGAAGCTCGAGACGCAGATCGCCGCGTTCGACGAGACGGTCGGCTGGGTCCTGTGCGACGTCGAGATACAGGACGCCGCGAAGCAACGGACGATCACGGCCTCCGAACAATACCGCTACGATCGGCGCGAGTTCGGCGGATGGATCGCGCCGATGCTCCGCCGCGGCAACGTGATCCCGATCATGTCGCCGCTCGTGCGACGCGAGACGATCGGATCGATCCGGTTCGACGACGCGCGCGTTCCGGAGGACTGGCACTTCTGGATCGCGATCGCGGAGGCGGCCCGTTGTCGCTACGTTCCGGAGGTGCTCGCGACGTACCGCCATGGGATCACCGGCCGGAGTCGGCTCCCGAAGTCGGCGCGCCAGGCGCATAGCGGGATCCGCTCGCCGCTCCGCTTGAACCTTGGATGCGGGAACCCGGCCGATCGATCCTGGCATCCGCTCCCGGGCCTCGTGAACCTCGACAAGTCGCTCGGCTGGAAATTCGAGCACGGGCTCGGCGAATTCGCCGCGGGCACCGTCGCAGGGATCACGATCTCGCACGCGCTCATGTATCTCGCGGCCGACGCCTGGCCGGCGTTCGTCGAGGAGCTCGCGCGCGTGCTCGAGCCTGGCGGCGTCGTGCGGATCACGGAGGACGAAACCCGCGACGCGCGATCGAGGTGTGTCGGCGGATGGAAGGGATCGCACCCGGCGATCACGCTCACGTCGCCGGCGTTCGTCCGCGCGAACCTTGAGGCCGGCGGGTTCACCGTCGTCGACGTCGCGCCCGACGAAACCCGGTACCGCGATGCGTCGCTCTGTCAGCGGTTCCACGGCGGGCCGCCCGACGTGTTTTTCGTCGAGGGCCTCAAGCGGAACGCGCTTCTATTCGCGCCGCACTCCGACGACGAGGCGCTGTTCGCCGCGTTCACCGTGCAACGCGCGCGGCCGCGGATCGTGATCTGCTATCCGTCCGTCCGCGACTACGGCGACACGTACCGCCGGACGGAGGAGTCGCGCGCCGCGGCCGCCATCCTGGGCGCCGGGCCCGTCGAGCAATGGCAGGGCGGCAACCTCGCGGCCCGTATGCGCGCGCTCGTCGCCGATCACGGGATGCCGGCGGAGGTGTGGGCGCCGTCGCCGAACGCATCGCACGCCGATCACGTCGCCGTCGCGGTCGCCGCGCGCGAGGTGTTCGGCGCCGGCGTTCGCCGGTACCAGACGTATCGGGGCGCCGAACGGGTTCGCGAGGGGCGCCAGGTCAGCCCGGGCACGGCCGACGCGATCGGGCGCAAGCTCCGCGCGCTCACGTGCTACCGCTCGCAACTCGAGCACCCGCGAGCCTCGCCGTTTTTCCTCGACGATCAACGGGAGTACGAGGAATGCTAACGATCCTCACGTGGAAGTGGGGATCGAAATTCTCCGCGCGTCACGTGAACACGCTCCGATCGATGCTCGCGCGCCGGCTCTCGCTCGAGCACCGGATCGTCTGTGTCACCGACGACGACGCCGGGATCGACGACGCGATCGAAACGATCCGGCTCCCGGCCCGCCATGCCGACTCGCCGCGATGCCGGCGCCGGATGCGACAGTACGATCGTACGTTCGCCGAACTGATCGGCCCGCGGATCCTGTCGCTCGATCTCGACGTCGTGATCACGGGCGACATTACGCCGCTCGTCGATCGCGCGGATCCGCTCGTGTGCTGGCGCGTCGAGTACGCGGGCGTGTTCTCCGGTTCGATCGTCCTGATGGACGCCGGCGTGCTCGATCCGCTCTGGCGCGCGTTCGACGCGGATCCCGTCGGCTACGCCAGGCGCGCGGCTCCGCGCGGCGTCGGCAGCGATCAGGCGATGCTCAATTGGTATCTGTCGCAACCGTCGACGACGATCCGGCCGGCCGTGTGGACGGAGGCCGACGGGCTCGTGACGTTTTTCGGCGCCGGATACGAGCGGCTCGAGCACCGCGGCGTCGGCCCTGGCCATCCGCACCTCCCGCCAGGCGCGCGGCTCGTCGTGCTCGGCTCCGACGATCTATACGTCCTCGAGCAAGGGGAGCGGTACCCGTGGATCAGCGAATGGCGGTAAACCTCGTGACGTTCGTTCCGTTCGATCTCGAGGCGAACCTGGGGCGCGCCTACAATCGCGCTATGGAGCTCCTCCCGGCCGACGCCTGGGCGTGCTTGCTCGATCATGACGCGATGCCGACGACGCGCGAATGGTACCGGCAATTGATCGAAGTGATCGAGCACCGGCCCGACGTCGGCCTGCTCACGGCGGCGACGAACCGGATCGCGTCGCCGTGGCAGCGGGCAGCCGAAAGCGATCTCGACAATCACGACATGGCGTACCACCGGCGGCTCGGCGCCGCGCGCCTCGAGCGGCGAACGCTCCTCGACGTGACGGAAACGAAGGGGCTCGGCGGCGTGCTCATGTGTCTGTCGCGCCGGGCCTGGGAGCGCGCCGGCGGGTTCGTCGATGGAATGCTCTGCGTCGATCACATGATGCACTTCGCGATCGCGCGCGCGGGCCTCAAGGTCTACGTCGTCGAAAGCCTGTACGTCTATCACTGGCGCCGGGCGAACGGCGACAATCTCCCCGCGAGCGTACCGAAGGCCCGGCATTGTCCATGCCGCGGGCCGGAACCGACGCCGACGCGGCGGATCTCGATCGTTCCGGAGAAGGGGTAACGATGACACCTGAAAGAACCGAACGCCGCCGCCGGACGATCGGCGATCGTCTCGACGCGATCACGGCGCCGATCGCGCCACGCTGGACACTCCGGCGGCAACGGGCCCGCTACGCCGGCGAGGTGCTCTCTCGACATTACGAGGGCGCCGCGACGACGGCCAGGACATCGGGCTGGCGTCGGCCGGCGACGGATGCGAACGCGGCGATCGGGCCCGCGGCCGCGAACCTCCGGAACGCGGTTCGGGATCTCACGCGCAACAATCCGTACGCGGCCGCGGCGCTCGCGTCGATTGTGAACGAAACGGTCGGATGGGGGATCGTCGCGGAGTCGCCGAACGCGCGCGCCATGGCGCTCTGGCGGAAGTGGGCCGAAACGAAAGCCTGCGACGCCGACGGGCAACACGATATCTACGGACTCCAAAAGCTCGTGCTCCGCACCGTCGCGCAGGACGGCGAGGTGCTCGTACGCCGCCGGTTCCGGCTCCCGATCGACGGCCTCCCGATCCCCGTGCAGCTTCAAGTGCTCGAGGCCGATTACCTCGACACGATGAAGGATCAGATCACGACGCCGAACGGCGGCCAGGTCGTACAAGGGATCGAGTTTTCCCCGATTGGCGAACGCGTCGCGTACTGGCTGTTTCGCGAGCACCCGGGCAGTATTCGCGGATCGTACGCGCCGTCGGTTCGGATCCCGGCGGAGGGCGTGCTCCATCTATTCCGCGGCGAGCGGCCCGGCCAGGTCCGCGCCGTGTCGTGGTACGCGCCGTCGCTCCTCGGCTGGAAAGATCTCGACGATTACGACGACGCGACGCTGGTGAAACAAAAGATCGCCGCGTGCCTGGCCGTGTTCGTCCGCGACGATCTCGACGGCACGGGATCCCCGCTCGGCGAACCGAACGACGTTCCGACGCCGGCGATCGATGCGCTCTCGCCTGGCATGATCAGCAACCTCCCGGCCGGCCGGCAGATCTCCGTCGTCGAGCCTCCGCGCGTGAACGATTTCGGCGACTACATGGATCGCAAGCTCCGCGGGCTCGCGAGCGGGCTCCGCGTGCTGTTCTCGAGCATGACCGGAGACTTCCGCGATCTGTCGTTCTCGGCGGCGCGGATGGAGCGGATCGCGCATCAGCCCGACGTCGACGACAACCGATGGAGACTTTTGATCCCGGGTTTCTGTGATCCCTCCTGGGCGTGGGCAATGGAGGCGGCCGCGATCGCCGGGCTCCTCAATTCGGCGGAGGTTCCCGCCGTCGAGTGGACGCCGCCGCCGCTCGCGTTTATCGATCCGGCGTCGGAGGGGCTCGCGATCCTTCGCAACGTGCGAACCGGGATCTCGACGATGCAGGAGGAGCTCCGCGCGCGCGGGCTCAACCCGGCGAAGGTCCTCGCCGAAATAAAGGCGTGGAACGCGATGCTCGACAAAGCGGGCGTCGTGCTCGACTCCGATCCGCGAAAGATGACGCAAGCCGGCATGGCGCAGAGCGCGCCCGCGGCCGCGTCGCCGTCGGCGCCTCCCGCTCCCCCCGAACCCGCGGCGCCGGCGGAGGCTCCGGAGGAGGACACGTAAGATCATGGGCGAGGATCGAACCGTGCACTGGCCCGACGAACGCGACGAGCACCGGCGCCGCGGCGGCCCGTTTCTCGAGGCGGCGATCTCCCCGTCGGCGCTCGCGGCGAAGTGGGGCGTCGGCGTGCAAACGATCTACCGCGACATCCGAAAGGGCGCCCTCCGCGCGTACCGGCTGCCTGGCGGCGATCTCCGGATCCGGATCCGTGACGCGCGCCGCTATGGAAAACCTGTCGAGTGATCTAGCTTTTCGTGATCGTTCGCGGCGCTAGTCCCTTGCGGCCGACGGCGCGCCTCCCGCATTCTCGCCAGCATCATGTCGCGCACGGCCGCCGCTCCTCAGACGACGATCGACGTTCCGCCGCTCTCACTCCTCGCGCGCGCCGTCGTCGAGACGGCGAACGACGAGGATCGCTCCGTCGAGCTTGTGTTCTCGACGGGCGCCGCGGTCGAGCGGTACGACTGGATGAAGGACACGCGATATCTCGAGCAACTCGAGATCTCGAAAAAGGCGATCCGCGTCGCGCGCCTCAACACGGCGCCGCTCCTCGACGCTCATTCCGCGTGGTCGATCACCGATCAGATCGGAACCGTTGTCGCCGGGTCGTTCCGGATCGACGGCACCGACGCGATCGTCCGCGTCCGATTCTCCGCGCGCGAGGCCGTCGCGGGGATCTGGCAGGACGTCAAGGATCGGATCATTCAGAACGTGAGCGTCGGCTATCGCGTTCACAAATTCGAGGAGGACGCGACCGGCGCGATCCCCGTTCGTACGGCGGTCGATTGGGAACCGTACGAGGTGTCAATGGTCCCGATGCCGGCCGACGTCGGCGCGAAGGTTCGCAATCACGAGCTCGCGACGAATTCTTGCATTCTCATCCGAAAGGAAACTGCCGTGGCTGATCCCGCTCGCCGTCCTGCCGATTCGATCGCCGAAGATCCCGCCGTCGCCGCCCTCCGGCTCCACCCGGCCGGCGATCCCGCCGCGCCGGCGCGTCCCGCCGCGACGGAACCGACGGACGCCGATCGCGCCGTCGCCGTCGAGACGACTCGCGTTCAGGGCATCATCACCGCGGCGCGCGCCGGCCGGATGCCGCAGGCGTTCGTCGACGATCACATCGCGAAGCGGACGCCGCTCGAGGAGGTATCGCGCCTCGTGTTCGTCGAGCTCCAGGCCCGCAACGCGCAGGATCGCGGGCCGCAGCCCGGGCCCTCGATCGCGCTCGGCGAAGATCCGCTCGTGCACGTGCGAACGGCGATCATGGGCGCGCTCTGTCACCGCGTCGCGCCGACGTTTTTCAAGCTCGAGGACGCGCACCGGCCGTACCGCGGGCTCACGCTCCTCGACACGGCGCGCGCGTATCTCCACGCGGCCGGCGTCCGCACGACGGGCCTGTCGAAGATGGAACTCGCGGCCGCCGCCCTGGGCCTCAATCAGCGGGCCGGCCACGGGTACCACACGACGAGCGACTTCGCGTTCCTCCTGGCCGACGTCGCGAACAAAACGGTTCGCCGCGCGTACGACGAGGCGCCGCAGACGTTCAAGACGATCGCGCGCCAGGTCAACCTCCCCGATTTCAAGCCCGTCTATCGTACGCAGATGGGCGACGCGCCGGCGCTTCTCGAGGTCAAGGAGCACGGCGAATTCAAGCGGGGCACGATCGGCGAGGCGCGCGAGGCGTTCCAGCTTGTGACGTACGGCCGCGTGTTCGCCATCACGCGAAAGGCGCTCGTGAACGACGACGCCGACGCGTTCGGCCGCGTCCCGACGATGTTCGGCCGCGCGGCCCGCACGCTCGAAAGCGATCTCGTGTGGGATCAGATCACGAGCAATCCGATCATGGGCGACGGGAACGCGCTGTTCTCCGCCGCGCACCTCAACATCGATTCCGTAGGGTCGGAGATCGACGTCGATTCCCTGGGCGAAGCGCGCGCGAGTATGCGCCAGCAGGTTTCGCTCGACGGCGAGCGGCTCAACATCGCGCCGAAGTACCTCCTCGTGGGCTCCGCCCTCGAGACGCGCGCCGACTCGATCGTCGTGCCGATCACGCCGCAGACGTTCACGGCCGTCAATCCGTTCTCCGGCAAGCTCACGGTCGTCGCGGAACCGCGGCTCGACGATCAGCCGCTCGCGTGGTACCTCGCCGCCGATCCCGCGCAGATCGATCTGATCGAATACGGATTCCTCGAGGGCGAGGAGGGGCCGACGATCGAGACGCGGATCGGGTTCGACGTCGACGGGATCGAGATCAAGTGTCGCGAGGATTTCGCGGCGAAGGTGCTCGACTGGCGCGGGCTGTTCAAGAACGTCGGACACGAGCACTCGTAAGCGAGCGCGCGGCGTAGGACGGCGGAGGAGCTCGAGACGGTCAACGTTCACAGTAGGGAGATCAGGCGATGAAGAATTTCGTACAGCCCGGCGAGTCGGTCGAATTCACGGCGCCCGCCGGCGGCGTCGTCTCGGGCGTCGGCGTCCAGATCGGCGAGCTCCTCGTGATCGCGACCGTCACGGCCGCGGCCGGCGTACGGTTCGTCGGCCTCGTGGAAGGCGTGATCTCGCACGCGAAAGCACCCTCGGAGGCGTGGGCGGAAGGGGCCCGCGTCTATTGGGATGAGGGGAACAAGCGGTTCACCTCGTCGGGAGCGGGCAACCTTCCGGCCGGCTATGCCGTCGTCGCCGTCGGCGCCGGCGTCGCCGAAACGACGGGCGTCGTTCTCCTCCATCCTGACGCCGGTTCATTCACGTAACCGGCGGGGCCGGCCTGATGGATCTCTCGTCGCTCCGCGCGCTCGTCCGGAACCTCAATTTCGAGGCGCACGGGATCGGCGTGGTGCTCGAGGCGGATCCGGTCAACATCGCGACGCGCGGAATTTGGCTCTCGCCGGAAACGGACGACGTACCCGGCGGGCTCGATCTCCGGCGTCGCGAACGTTCGTACGTGCTCGCCGTTCCGCGGCTCGACACGACGAAGGGAACGATCGTCCTGGCGCCGGCCTCGCCGGCCTGGGAGCAACTGATCGAACCGCCGCCCTCGCCTGGCGAGATCCTCCGTTGGGAGGTCGACGGGTTCGCCGGCGTCGAGTCCGACCACTTACGGCTCCGGCTCGTGCTCGCGCCGGCTGAGGCAACATGATCACGCGGCGACTCCTGATCCTCGAGCGACTCGGCGCCCTCGCCGGCGTGATCAAAGTCGCGAACGGGTTCGACTCCGACGCGGGCCTCCATGTCTACATCGGGACGGCGCCGGAGCTCGGGCCGAACGATCCCGACTACGCGATCGCGATCGTGCCAGGCGACGAGCTCACGACGGAGGACGGCCGGCTGTCGAATTCGTTTCCCGTCGAGGTGCAGGCAATCGGCAAGGCCGCGGCCGCCGACGCGTGGATCAATCTCGAGCTCCTCGTCGGCGATCTGAAACGCGCGATCGAGCTCGAGGATCGGACGCTCGGATCCGTGATCAAGGGCGTGATGAAACGCGGGGCAACGCGGACACTCGAGCGGCCGCCGGGCTCGCTCACGATCGGCGCCGGGATCATTTACTCGTGTCCGTACGTCGACGAGTGGGGCAACCCGGAGTACGGCGTACCGGAGGAAACGTAACCCGTGGGGATGACCGTTCGGTTCACGACGACGACGCCGGCGCAAGTGGCGAAGCTCCGCAAGAAGGCGCCGCTCGCTCAGGTCCGCGCGCTCAACCGCGCGATCGCGTCGGCGAACACGGCAATGCTCCGCGTGATCTCCGCCGACATGGGCGTGAAGATCGGGGATCTCCGCGACAAGATCCGCGTCGAGCAGGCAACGCCGGCCAGGCTCCGCGCCAGGCTCTACGCGAGCGCGAAGCGGATCCCGCTGATCGATTTCGGCGCGAAGGGCCCGGAACCGTCGAGGGGCCGCGGCACCGGCGTTACCGTGAAACTCGGCCGCGCGCGGACGCGGATCCCGAACGCGTTTATCGCTCGCATGAAAAGCGGGCACCGCGGCGTCTATCGTCGCGTCGACAACGGCGTCGGCCGTCGCGGGCCGCTCCCGCACCGATCGCAGCTTCCGATCCGCGAACTGTTCGGCCCGTCGATCTGGAAGGTGTTCACGAAAAATCAGCAGGTAGGCATCGATCGAGGGCGCGAGCAATTGATCAAGAACCTACAGTCTGAATTCCGTTTCGTCCTGGCCGTCGACGCGGCCGCGTAAATCGTCGTCGCCTGGCCGCTCGTGATGCGGCCGACATAGAGGAGCACTCACAATGAGGAACGCCGTACCGCTTGAAGTGATCGCCGCGCCGTTTACGATGTATGTCGCGCCCGTCGGAACCGCGTTCCCCGAAGTGGATGAGGTCCCGGACTCGAGCAACTGGACGCTCGTCGGGAGCGCCGGGCCGCTCAATTACGACGAGGCCGGCGTGAACGTCGAGCACTCGCAATCGATGGCGTTCTGGCGCTCCCTGGGCGACGCCGGATCGCGGAAGGTGTTCCGCTCGAGCGAGGATCTCAAGATCGGCCTGATGCTCGTCGACGTCACGCCGGAGCAGTATTCGTTCGCGCTCAACGGAAACGTCGTCACGACGACGCCGGCCGCCCTCGGCGTTCCCGGGACGAAAAAGATCGGCCTATCGCGCGGGTTCGTCGTCGACACGCGCGCGGTTCTCCTCCGCGGCCCGTCGCCGGAGATGGAGGACGGCGCGATGCAGTACGAATGCCCTCGCGCCGCGCAGACCGGCGAACCGAAGCCGGTTTACACGAAGGACAAGCCGGCGATGCTCGCGATCGAGTGGACGGCGCTCGTCGATCCCGACGCGGCCGATCCGGCGGAGTACTTCGGCCGGATCGTCGTCCAGACCGACGACGCGGGCACGTAAGACCATGGCGACGTCGGTTCCGGAGCTCCTCGCGAAGATCCGCCAGGCCCGGGCCGACGTCGCTCGATTGAAGCTCACGATCCGCACCTCACGCGATCAACTGTGCACCGCGGCTGCCGCGCTCAAGGATCTCGAGACGGAGGCCCGGCGCCTGGGGATCGCCATCATCAACCGCGACGAAGGCGTAGGAGTGATCCATGGCCGACAAGAACGTTCTCGATCTCACAACTGAAACCGACCGGCCCGTCGTGATGATCGACGGCATCGCGTACCCGCTCCGCACGGCGCGCGATCTCACCTTGCAGGATTTCAAAAACCTCGAGCGGCTCTCGATCCGAACGTCGGAACTGATGACGCGCGCGCGCTCGCTCACGAAGGACGAAAACCGCGAGCTCGCGATCCGGCTCAAGGAAGTCGCAAAGATCGCGCTCGAGGCGCCGCCGGGCGTCCTGGCGAAACTCTCGGACGTGCAACGCGTGATGGTGTTCAAGGTTTTTACGGAGCTCTTGACGCCGACGCTGATTCTCGCGGCGAGAGCGATCGCGACGGATCAGACAATCGCGGCCGCGCTCCGCTCTCCTGGGCCGAAGCAATCCCCCGGCTCATTCGCTTCTACGGCGGGACTCCTCAGACGTGGATCGCGCAAACGCCGACGGGGATAGTCGCCGCGTGCCTACGGATGATCCCGCGGCTCGAGGCGGAGGAGTCGATCCGGCGCTCGAAAGAGATCGCCGTCGGGACGGGGGCGATCGCGAACCCGCGCGCCCTGTCCGATCAATGGGAACGCCTGGCGCGCGCCGACGCGCCGGCGAGCTCGAGGCCGGCCACGCGTAAGCCGGCCCTGTTCTCCGACGAGGTGCTCGGGCGCCTCCCGGTTCGCCGCGTAGTCAAGCGGAAGGGGTAACACGATGGCAGGCGAAGCGGCCCTCGGGCGCGCCGTCCTCGAGCTCTCGACGGACGGAAAACAACTCGACGCCGGGCTGGCCGACGTTCCGAAAAAAGTCGCGAAGGTCGGCGAGTCGGTAAAGGGGCTCGCCGGCCCGCTCGGCCAGGTGAACGGGCTCCTCGGGACGTTCGGCGTCGGGCTGTCCGTCGGCGCCGTCGTCGCGTTCGGCAAGTCGATCCTCGACATGGCCGACAACGTGATGAAGGTTCACGATCGAACCGGACTCGCGACCGACGATGTTCAGCGGCTCCAATTCATTGCAGAGCAATCCGGCAACTCGATCGACGATCTCGCCGGCTCGATCTCGAAACTACAGGTACGGCTCGCCGACGGGAAAGCGAAAGCCGGGATCGAGGCCCTGGGCCTCAACTTCAAAAAGATCCGCGACGAATCGCCGTACGACGCGCTCGCCGACGTCGCGGAGGCGATCGGCAAGATCGAGAACCCGACGCTCCGCGCGCAACGCGCCGTCCAGGTGTTCGGCAAGGCGGGAACGGAGATCCTCCCGACGCTCGTGTCGGATTTCAAAAAGCTCGGCGCGGAGGCGCCGATCGCGAGCGAGGCGACGATCCAGGCGCTCGACGCCGCCGGCGATGCGCTCGGCAAATTCGGATCGTCGCTCAAGGTGTGGGCCGCGGAGTCGTACAACTACGCGCGCGGGTTTTTCGACAAGCTCGTCGCCGAAGCGTACCGCATGGTGCAACGGCTGTACGAGAACGCCGCCGGCCTGGCGTCGCTCGCGGCGAAGCTCCCCGGCGCGAGCAAGATCGGGATCGATCAGAAGCTCGTCGACTCGCTCAAGGAATCGGCGATCTGGTACGGCAACGTCGCGAAGGGGATGGATCAGACGACGGTCGCCGCTAAGAGCACGGCGAAGGGGATCGCCGCGCTCCCGCCGATCCATGAGGCCGCGACGGGAGCGGCGAAAGCCCAGGCCGCGGCGCTCGAGGAGATCCGGCTCGCGGCGATCCCGCTCACGGCCGCGCAGGGCGCCGTCGCCGTCGCAAACGAGAAGATCGGGATCTCGGCGTCGACGACGGCGAAGGCGCTCGGGATCAGCGGGGAGGCCGTCCAGCAATACCTCGACCGGATCAAGAACGGCGAGCAGATCGCGGAGGTGTGGGCCGACGCGCACACAAAGATGCTCGACGCGTCGAAGAAATTCATATCGGCGACGGTCGCCGCCTGGCAGGAGGGGCAACAGAAGATCGCCGACGCGTCGGCGAGGGCGATCGTCGATCAGCTACAGCAGGCGCAATCGTACGAGCAGCGGCTCGCGGATCTCGGGCGCTCCGGCGCCGAACTACGGATCGTTCTGATCGAGCGCGAACGCGACGCGGAGATCGCCGCCCTCAACGCCGCGAGCAATCAGCGGGGCCCGATCTACCAGCGGGATCTCGCGGCGATCAAGGCGTTCTATAAGCAGCAGATCGACGTCGCGACCGGAACGTTCTCGACGATCGAGCAGCGGATGCGCGCTCAGGGCGTGCTCACGCGCGAGGAGCTCGCCAACAACGCCGACGCGGCGACGCGTGATTACGAACAGATGCGCGACTCCGGCGTCTACGGCGCCGCGGAGATCCAGGCCGCTTTCGAGCGGATGACCGACGCGATCGCGAAGTCGCGCGGCGTCGTCGTGTCCTGGGGGAGCGTGATCTCCCAGGCCGCCGGAACCCTGGGGCAATCGTTCGGCGCCGGCGGGACCATGGGCGGCGCGATCAACATCGTCGGCAGTATCGGCAAGTCGATCGACGTCGCCGCAGACTCGACAAAGAAATGGGGCAACTCCGCCGGCGTCGCCGCTCCGCTGTTTTCGAGCACCGCGACGACGGCGCAAAAGGCGGCGGCCGGAGTCGCGGCCGGCGCCTCCATCGCATCCGGCGCCCTCGACGTGTGGGCGGCGACGAGCGAGAAAACCGGGAAGGCCGCCGGCGCGCTCCATGGGGCCGTGGCCGGCGCGAAAGCCGGCGCCGCGTTCGGGCCCTACGGCGTCGCGATCGGCGCCGTGGCGGGCGCCCTCGTCGGTTTAATCAGGAACCTCAACGCCGGACGCTCGGCGATCGTCGATTTCGCGAAAACGTTCGACACGGCGGCCGCGGGAACCGGGTTCGACGAGCTCCACGCGAAGCTCCTCAAGGTCGCCGGCGGCGAGGAGCTCTGGATCAAGGCGACACAGAAGATCGCGAAGGGCGACGTGAACGCCGCCAAAAAAGCGATCGAGGATATCAACGCCGCGCTCGCCGATCAGGATCAGTGGTTACAGCGGCTCCCCGGCGTGCTCGAGAAGTACGGGATCGCGTGGGAGGCCGCCGGCCAGGCCGTGAACCAGGCGCGCCTCGACGAAGTAGCGAAGCAACTGATCCAAGATTTCGCCGATCTCTCGAGGGCCGGCGTCGACGTCGATCTCATCACGACGAAGATGAGCGACTCCGTAAACGCCTACATACAGGACGCGATCCGCACCGGCACGGAGATCCCGCCGGCTATGCGGCCGCTCCTGCAAAAAATGATCGAGCTCGGCACGCTCACCGACGCGAACGGGAACAAGATCACCGATCTCGAGGGCAGCGGGATCACGTTCGCGCAAACCATGACGGAGGGGTTCCAGTCCGTCGTCGGCGCGATCAAGGAACTCACGAAGGCGCTCGGCGGCGTTCCCGCGGCGCTCGACAAAATCCCGGGGAAGAAAACGATCGACGTCGAGTACCGCGGCCGCAAAACCGGATACGCGCCCGGCGACGACGAGAGCACCGACGGCGGCGACGAGGCCGTGCCCATGGCGCGCGGCGGGTTCGGGCGCGTGCTCCGGCCGACGCTGTTCTACTCGAAAGGCGACGAGGATTTCGCGTTCAGCGGCGAGGGGCGTTCGTTCGGCATGAGCAAGCTCGCATCGCGGCCGATCGAGATCACGAACGTAACGGAGCTCGACGGGCGCGTCGTCGCGCGCAATCAGATCCGCCACACGCCGAACGAACTCGCGCGCGTCGGCGTCCGGAGTCGCTAGGGATCAACCATGCCGCCGATTCTCCACACGTCGAGACTAGGGATCACCGAACGCGTCGACGCGTCGTTCCCGTGCACGGGCGACACGCCGACGTCGTTCATGATCTACTCGAATAACTTCGGCCCGTTCGGCGTCGTCGTCGCCGCCGTCGTGTCGTCGGGCACTCCGCCGCCAGGCGTAGAACCGTTCTTTTGCCAGATCGCGACACAATCGCGCGCGTGGATGGTCGGCACGCCGACGGCGATCGGCGTCTATACCTACACCGTCGATATCACGACGTCGGAAGCGACTCACGTGTTCGTCGACGTCGTTCAGACGATCGCGTTCGTCGGGCCGCCCGCCGGGCCTGGCGGGGGCGGCTGTTCCCTGATCACGATCACGCCGGCAACCCTCGACGACGTGTTCGTCGGCGAACCGATCTCGATCCCGCTCACCGCGAGCGACGGCGCCGCACCGTACGTGTGGGATCTCCCCGACGGCGAGGAGCTCCCCGACGGGATCACGCTCGACGCCGGCGGCAGCCTCGACGGCGCCGCGACGACGCCGGGCGTCTACACGTTCACGATCCGCGCGACGGACGATAACGATTGCCCGGGCGCGATCGCCTACTCGCTCACCGTCGTCGCGCCCGACGCGATCATCGTGCACCCGGACGATCCGACGCTCCCGCCTGGCGCCCGCGACTGGCTGTACGTCCAGATCTTCACGGCTACGGGCGGGATCGGAGAACCGTACGAATTCACGATCAGCGACGGCACGCTCCCCCCGGGCCTCGCGCTCTCGCTCGGCGGCGTGCTCGCCGGCCTGGCGCGCGAGGCGGGCCTGTTCGTGTTCACCGTGCGCGCGACCGACGGCGCCGACGTGTTCGGCGAGCGCGAGTACACGCTGCAGATCACCGGGCTCCGGATCGTGATCGGCGGGGAGGACGTAACGCGCGAAGTCGCGGCCGCCGATCTCGAGCTCGGCCTGAACCGCCAGGCAACCGGCGAGCTCGAGATCGGCGATGCGTACATACCCGCCCGCGGCGCCGACGCGCTCGTCTACGCGCGCGACGGCATCACGCCGATCTTCGGCGGGCTCGTGCTCATGCGCCACGTCGGCGGGATGACGGACTCCAGTCCGGCGAACCGCACCCAGGCCGATCTCGTCGACTACTCGATTTTTTTCGACGACGCGGATCCGATCACGATCGTCAACACGGCGCCGCAGTACCTCGAGGACGTGATCGCGGAGATCGTCGCTCAGGCGCTCGCGGTCTACGGCATCACGTACGACGCGGCGCCGACGGGGCAAACGGTACCGCCGATCGAGTGGACGGCGATCAACGTCTCCGACGCGTTCAAGCGGATCACCGACGCGACGGGCGTCGTCTTTCGCGTCGATCCGCTCAAGGCGCTCAAGGTGTTCGTACCGCTCGAGGAACCGGCGCCGGCCTCGATCACCGACGCGAACATAAACGCGTTCGATCTCGCCTGGGCCGATCCGCCGGGCCTCGCAAAGAACACGGTCGATCTCCTGTGCGGCCCGACGGGGAACGGGATCGCAACGCAGGAATGGGAGGCCGACGGGTACGAGACGTCCTGGGAGGTCGACATCCAGGCCGTACTCGGCACGGCGCAACCGGCCCGCCGGGCGAACGCCTATCTCTCACCCGTCGACGCGACGAATTTCAGCGACGGCGACACGATCGGCGCCGGCGCGTCGACCTACACGTTCCGCGCCGCGCTCGTCGGCGACGTCGCCGGCGAGGTGCTCATCGGCGCGAACGTCGAGGACTCGATCGGGAACCTCAACGCCGCGATCAATCACGCCGGCGGAGGCAATTACGCGCCCTCGACGCCGATCAACGCCGACGTCTCGAGCTACATCCGGAACCCCGGGCAACTCGAGGTCGACGCGCTCACGGCCGGCGCCGCGGGCAACGCGATCACCGTCGCGAGCTCGCACGAGGCGATCGCGTTCTGGTACGGCGAGGGCGCGATCCCGCGCTCGACGCTGCAACTCGGCGCCGACGCGACCGGCGTCGCCGGCTGGACGCAGGGTTACATCCTTGAGGACGGCGCCGTCGCGCGCACGATCGGCACGGCGCCAGGTCAAGCGACGTACCTATGGGACGTCACCGACGGCCGCGGAACGATCTCCGTCGACTTGGGCCCGGCGCCGGCGCAATACACGGTCCTCGAGCTCAAGTACCTCGCCGTGTTCCCGTTCCACGCGATCGTCTCGAGCGGCTCGCCGCCGCGGACGTTCCGCGAGGCGCATCCGGAGATCGTCGAGTACGCCGCCGGGATCGCGCTCGCAACTCAGATCCTCGCGCGCGAGAGCGCCGATCGTCGAGAGCTCGAGGTATTCACCGACGTCGACGGGTTCCTGCCAGGCCAGGCGCTCACCGTCGACACGACGCACCGCGGCGGGATCGACGCGCTGTTCCTCGTCGCGACCGTGCGGATCAAATTGGTCAACGCCGAACTATGGGAGTACTCGATCAGCAATCAGCAGACCGACGAGTACGCCGGCTCGTACGTCGATCAGTGGAAGTCGCTCACCTCCGGCGGAGGCGGCTCCGCGGCCGCGCCTGGCACGATCGAGGGCGGCGCCGCGATCGCCGGCGATATCTACAGCGACGGCCGTCAGTCGTTCCGCGCGAATCAATCCATGGGCGGGCACAAGCTCACGTTCGTCGACGATCCAGCGAGCGATCAGGACGCGGCGACGAAGGCATACGTCGACTCGGCGCCGGGCCTCATTCGCGCGGATGGCTCTGTCGATTTCACCGGCCCGCAATCCATGGGCGGGAACGCGCTCACCGATCTCGAGGATCCAACCGACGGCCAGGACGCGGCGACGAAGGCGTTCGTGCTCGCGAACGTCGGAGGCGGCGATCCTGATCGCGGATTTTTCGCCGTGGGCGGAGGCGCCGCGGTTCTCGCGGCCGGCCCGATGCTTGTCAAACCGACGGGAACGACGCTCACATTCGTCGTCGGCGTCGGGCAGATCGGCACCGGCGACGCGCTCGTACTCGCGAACGTGCAACTAACCGATCTCACGCTCGACGACGCGCGCGCCGTGATCAATCGCTCGCTCGTGTCGTTCGGCGGCCAGCACCTGTTCGGCCTCGTGCACATTACCGGACTCACCGCCGGGAAGGAGTACGTCGCGACGCTGCAATACGCCGCGCGGATCAACGCCGCGGCGTTCGTCGGCGGGCCCGGCCCTGGGCAGCCGTTCCTCGTGTGTCTCGATCTCGTGACGGCCGCGGACGCGGCGACGGTCGAAACCGCCCAGGCGTCGAGCTCCGGCACAATGGCCGATCTCGCGACGGCGGGCCCGTCCGTCTCGCCGACGCTCCCCGCGGACGCCGTCGTCGCCGTGCTCGCGGGCGACTCTGAGAACCGCGTGCAGACCGGAACCTCGAGCCTGGGCGTCGTCGTCTCAGGCGCGAATACGCTCGCGGCCGTGGCGTTCGTCAATCAGTCGACGAGCGGCGCGCAGAATATCGCGCTCCAGGGCGGGCTCATGCTCGCGCGCCTGGCGTCGGGCTCGACGACGTTCAAGCTCCAGTACGCGAGCGACGGCGGGAGCAACACGCGGTACGCCAGGTGGATCGCCGTGCTCCGCGCCGTGTTCGGCGACACGCCGATCGTTTTCGCCGTCTCTCAGGTGCTCACCGCGCAGAACACGACGAGCACGAGCTATACCGGGCTCACGACGGCCGACGCCGTGACGCTCACGACGGGAACCTCCGTACTCGTGCTGTTCTCGATCAACACGGCCGGATCCGGAGTGATCGACACATCGGTCGCCGTCGACGTGTCGGGCGCGACGACGATCGCCGCGGCGGATGGAGTGAGCAACGCGAAAGCGATCACGGCGGCGTCGACGTACCACGTCGGCCGCGGCGTCGTGATGACCGTGAACGCCGGATCGAATACGTTCACCCTGAAGTATAAAGTCAGCGGAGGAACGGGAACGTTCTCCGGCCGCGTGCTCGCCGTGATCCGTCTCAACTGAGCTCAAGGCCGCGGCCGCGTATAATCCTCTCGAGAGCGGCGCCGGGAAAACGAACGAAGGAACCCATGATCGAGATCACTGAAAAAGGCAACCCGCCGAAAGCGCCGATCGCGCCGTACATCGTCGTGATCGTCGTGATCGCCATCGCGGCGATCGGCGGCGTCGTGCTCGTGCTCACGATCCGGCCCGACAAGGACAACGCCGCGCTCGTGACTCAGATCCTCGGGTTCGGCTCTACTACCCTCATGGCCGCGCTCGCGTACATGCGATCGACGGAAACCCGCGAGGTCGTTAACTCTCGCATGGACGAATTCAAACGGAGCCTGCAGGCGGCGAGCGAGATCGCACAAGCGACGGCGCGCGCCGACGGACGCGCGGAAGGGCGGGCCGCGGCGAACGCGAGAACCGACGCGCTCGCGCTCCCGCCGGCGCCGCCCGCGAAGCCGGAGATCCCGACGTGAACCGCTACGCCGACGAGATCGCCGCGGCCGCCAGGATCCACGGCGGGATCGATCCGCCGCTCGTCGAGGCCGTGATCGAGCAGGAATCCGACGGCGAGACCGACGCGTTCAACCCCGAACCGAAGTACCGATATTTTTGGAACGTGCGAACGGGCGCGCCGTTCCGCGCCGTGTCGGACGTCGAGGTCGCCGCGAAGTTTCCGCCGCGGGATTTCCCGACGCTCGCCGGCGATCCGGATCAGGAGTGGTGGAGTCAACAGGCGTCCTGGGGCCTCATGCAACTCATGGGCGCCGTCGCGCGCGAGCACGGGTTCAAGGGGAAGTACCTCACCCGGCTCTGTTCCGATCCCGCGCTCAACATCGATCTCGGCTGTCAGCACCTCGCCGGGCACCTGGCGTGGGCGTCGCGCCTGTATGTCGGGCTCGAGGCCGGCCGCGTCGGCGCCGTGACGCGAAGCGCCCTCGCCGCCTACAATGGCGGCCGCGGAGGGAACGCGCCGACAGGCCCGATCCGCAATCGCGAGTACGCCGACGAGGTGCTCGCACGCTACCGCAAGATCCGCGGCTCGTAAATCTCAGAAGGGGGAACCCGTGCCGAAGCTACATCCGATCACCGGCCTCGCGGCGTGCGGGACCGCCGGCGGCCGTATCTCGTACGGCTCGAGGAGCGGCGAGCAATTCGTCTTGTGCGACGGCGGCTGTTCCTTCTGGCTCAACGCCGACGAGATCGCATACCTGGGCCCGCTGAGCGGCTCCTGGGCGACGCCGGGTAAGACGGCGCCGCAAGCGGTCAACATCCACACGGGCGCGCGGCGGCCGCTCGAGCAGGTTCCGGAGGGCGCTCCGCTCCGCGAGGCGTCGTTCCTGGCGGCGTCGCCGACGGGACGCTGGCAAGCGGCGATCGCCGGCGCGCCTGGCTCATCGTTCGGATCGTGCGGCGAATTCCCCGGCGGAACCGTCGGCCGCGCCATGACGGACGGCCGCGGCGCCGCGTCGGCCGACGGCTCGATCGTGCTCGTCGACTTGTATCAGGGAGGCGGGCAGGGGTTCCGGATCTCGAGGCCCGACGGCGTGATCGTTCCGACGTTCAACCCGCCGGCGGATCGGCAACCGGCGATCGCGGCCGGCTCCGATCCGTATCACCTCGAGCTCGTCGACGCGGCGCGCGCGCTCTGGCCGTCGGACGGCGCCTGGGGCGTTCACGGCATCACGCCGCCGCCGCTCTGGATCCCCGGTTCGCTCCGCGCGTGCTACGTCGAGATCGCCGGCGTCGCGTACCTCGTGCACTGGCTCGAGGGCGTCGGCACCGTCGCCAGGCGGGCCGACTCCGATCAGGGGAAGGTACTATCGCGCGCCGGGATGGAATTCCATTACGACGCGATCGCATGGAACGATGGGATCCGGATCGCGTGGGCGAGGTTCGACGGCGAGCCTCCCGGGTCCCTCGAAATCGTCGAGTGGGATCTCGTGAGCGGGCTCGAGGATCTCACGCCGGCGCCGCCGCTCGTGTTCCCGTCCTGGCGGTTCTCGCATCCGGTCAGCGTCTACCCGTACAAAGCGGCGGGGAGCGGCCGGCCGGATCTGTTCACCCTGGGCACGTACACGGAAAAGCCGGATCTCCCGTCGCCGATGCCGGCCGGCCGGCTCCTCCTCGCGCACGACGGCGAAAGCGACTGGACGATCCCGGCGGCCGCGCTCCGCTCGTACGATGCCGTCGGATGGGAGCTCTACCGCATCAAGGGCGAGACGCTCGAGCAAACCCGCGCCAGGTGGATCCGCCAGTCGCGCGCGAACCTCGCGCAATGGCCGCGCGACTGTTTCGTAGTTCCGATGTTCTACAACCAATTCAACCCGGAGACGGGCGCCTGGTTATGGACCGACGCGGAAGTCCTCGAGGCCCTCGAGTACGTCGATCAAGTCGTGAACCTCGATCCCCGGATCAAATTCATGGCGCCGTTCTCCTTCGATCGGGCGAACGGCATCAAACCGAATCCGAACCTCCGGCGCGCGTTCGACGATTGCGTCGCCGCGGCCGCGCTCGCCGGCGAGGCGACACTCACGCCGATCCCGCCGATCATTCCGCCAATCGATCCGCCGAAACCGGATCCGTCTCTCTACTACAAACCAAAGGAGTACGCGATGTCAGCAGGCGAGGAAATCGGAGCAGTCAAAGTCGGCCCGCTATTCGGGCGCGTCGTCGCCGCCGGCGAGGGCCGCGGCCCGTTCGGATGGTACGAGGTGCTATTCGATCGCGAGACTCCCGACGACGATTCATGGTGGAAGCTCACGAAACCGGATACCCGTCACGCGCTCGAGCACACGAAGATCCCCTGCTTGCTCGGCGCCGATCAATTGAAGGCGGAGGACTCGATGTTCTACGGGAAACCGACGAACCTCCCGAACGCGCGCGGGATCCTCGAGTCGCCGGTTCTCATCAAGGATCCGGCGAGCAATCTCCTGATCGGTTATTTCACCTGGCCGGATCGGCATCCGACCGGCGGGACTGGATCGCCGTCGTTCGTATGGGTCAAGAGGGCGTCGTGACAGTCGAGATCTATCGGCCCTCCGCGTACATTCCTGACGCCGGCGGAGGCGGCGCGGCGGGCCCGCGCGCCGGCGTTCCCCGCGCGAACGGGCGCGCGATCGTCGACGACAACGGCGAATGGTTCCCGCTCGGCCTGACGTTCATGTGGTCACTACAGGGCGCGCGGAACGAACCCGATCGGTACCGCGCGAACCTCGAGTGGGCCGCGGCTCACGGGTTCGATTACAAGCGGCCGCTCTACGAAGTCGCATGGAATCCGCCGCTCGAGATCAACCCGGCGACGTTCCCCGATCACCTCGGCGCCGTCGCGCGTGATCTCGATCTCTCCTGGGGCCTGGGGCTCAGGAGCGGGATCACGCTCAGCGGAAAAGGAACCGGCTACGATCTGCCGCGCCTGGCGCGCGACGTCGGCGGCGTGATCGCGGATGGCCGCGAGGCCGCCGTGCTCCTCGTCGAGATGCAGAACGAATACAGCAACGGCGGCGATCCGCTCGCGACGCTCGAGGCCATGGCGCGCGAGATCGATCCGTTGATCCGAAACCTGATCGGGTTCTCGACGCCGGGCAATGAAGCGGAGGTCGAGGAGATCAAGGCAGCCGCGCGACGAGTCGCCGCGAAGATCTTCATCCGGCACACCGAACGCGGGAACAGCGATCACGGATGGCGCGACGTTCGCCAGGCGTGGGATTTCCACAACGACGGCGGGTTCGTCGGCGCCGATTGGGAGGGGCCCGGGCCCGGCTCGAGCGGATCGGTTCTCACGGATCGGCTCCGGCTCGCGATGAAGCGCGCGCTCTCGATCATGTGCGGCGCGCCGATCTTCACGCTCCACACGGGAACCGGCGTCTACGGCAACGGAGCGCCCTCGAGCTCCGGCGCGCCGCGGCCGCCGAACTTTTGGGAGATCGACGACATCGACGGGATCGTCGAGGCGCTCCGCGGCGTCGTCGCGCTCCTCCCGGCCGGCGTGTCGAATTGGCAACAGGCGAACACGCAATGGGTACCGCCGAACCCCGTCGCGCCGTTCCAACCGCACAATCATTGGGAGGGCGACACGGGCGACGGCGTGAACAAGGCATATTCCGCGCTCGCGCCCGACGGCCGCGTGATCCAAATGCCGATCGGCGTCCGCGGCCGCGTGCGGCTCACGGCCTCGTACCGGCTCACCGGCGTTACCGTGTTCGATCCGCTCACCCTGGCACCGCTCCCCGATTTCACGGATCGGAGTTTCGGCCAGGGCGAGGTTATGGAGCTCCCCGGGGGCGGGATCGACGCCGACGTCGCGTACATCATCCACGGGCACCGCTGAGGCTCGCCAGGCCGGCCAGGCGCCACGGGGCGCGCCTGGCCGGCCATTCCGACGCCGGCGCCGCCGGGCCCGTCCTGGGGGCGCCTGGCGGGCCGTGATACCCTCCTCAACATGAACCCGCCGGCGCCCTACTACCAGCATCAAGGGATCACGATCTACCGGGCCGACTGTTTCGAGGTGCTCCACACGCTCGAGGGCGTCGGCGCGTACGTGACCGACGTTCCGTATTCCAGCGGAGGCGCGTTCCGCGGGGATCGGATGTTCTCGACGCTCAGCAAGTACGCGAGCTCCGATAGTTCTCAGCAGGCGGGGATCGGGTTCACCGGCGACAATCGGGATCAGCGGGCGTTCCTGGCGTGGTGTTCGCTCTGGATGTCCGCGGCTCGAGGCGCCGCGGCCGACGGCGCCACGTTCGCGACGTTCATCGACTGGCGGCAACTCCCGACGATCACCGACGCGATCCAGGCCGGCGGATGGGTATGGAGGGGCGTCGGCGTCTGGTCGAAAAAATTCGGGCGGCCGCGGGATGGCGGGTTCTCCGGCGCGTGTGAGTTTCTCCCCTGGGCCTCGCACGGCTCGCTCGTCGAGAGCGGCGCGTATCCGTCCGGCGCTTTCGAGTACTCGCCGCCGCCTGTCTCGAGGCGCCATCACCTCGCCGAAAAACCGCTCCCCGTGATGGAGTGGGCAATGGCGAATGTTCCCGCCGGCGCGCTCGTCGTCGATCCGTTCATGGGCTCCGGCTCGACGCTCGTCGTCGCGAAACGTCGAGGACTCCGCGCAATCGGGATCGACGTCGACGAGCGCCAGTGTGAGATCGCCGCGCGCCGGCTCTCGCAGGATATGCTCCCGGGCCTCGAGCTCGAGGATCTCGACGCCGGCGAGCTCGAGGGGCCCGCGCTCCTCCCGCTCGAGCAGGCGGAAGGATAGAAGCTCGAGCGCGCGAGCGTGACGGCCGCCGGCCTCCCGGCGTATAGTGTCGTCAAGGAGCGTGACTCATGAAATTCGACTTCAAGAAATTCCTGGCCGTCGTCGGCCAGGTCGGCCCGATCATCCTCGCCGCGACGCCTGGCGGCGAGAAGATCCCGAAGGATCTGATCGGAAAGATCGTCGGCGCGATCGGCGAGGCGCAGGAGATCAAGGGCGCGAGCGGGCCGGATAAGAAGGCGCACGTGCTCAAGGTCCTCGCGGCCGGCGTCGACGTCGCGAACGCAACCGGGCGCGTGAACCTCGACGGCGCCGCGATCAACAGCGTCGCGAGCGCCGGGATCGACAACGTGATCGCGACGGTCCATATCATCCAGGGATCGAAAGTCGCGGTCGAACCTGGCGCGACGGCGCCGGCCGTCGGCGCCGCCGCCGGCGTCGAGCAGGGCGGGATCGCCGGCGACACCGGCGAACACGCATCGCACGGACACGGGTCCGGCGACAACCTCAAAAAGTAGCAGGCGGCGCCGGCGAGCTCCTCGACGCTCGTCGGCGCCCGCTCCCGCCCAGGGCCGCCCGGCCCGCGCTCCGCCGCGAGGTAGTCTAGCGCGCGCGATCTATATAGGCGATTCAAAAAGCAGCATGAACATTGGGGTTTTTGCGTCCTCTTGACACGCGTTCGCGGATTTGCTAATCTGTTTCTTGTCGACGGCAATTCCGCCGAACGACACTCGAAAGGATCGCCCCGTGAACGACTCCACCCTCGCCGCCTTCCGCCAGATCGCCGCCGACATGATCGGCCCGACCGACTGGCAATGGATCGGCCCGCACGCATCGCAGCGGATGTTCGGGATCACACGCGAGCGCGCGGAAGCGTTCGCGGCCCGGCACGGCGGCGAGGCTCGCGAGATGGCGAAGGGGGGCCGCTAATGGCCGCCCTCGCGCTCTACAAGCCGGCGTTCGTCGATCACTTCCAGTCCGCGACGTACTGCCACGTGATGACACGCGTAGAGGCCGACGGCTCGCTCGTCGCGATCTTCGCCGACGGCCACGAATCGCCGTCCGTCTATCCGACGGCGGCCGCGATGATCGAGGCCGGCGCGCTCGACTGGCGCGAGCGGATGATCCCGGTTCACGGAGGCGCCCGCTAATGGCCGCCGCCGTCGTGCTCGTGTCCGTCGTCTGTCCCGCGTGCGGGTTCGGCCTCAATCACATCACCTCAGAGGATCGTCGAGGCGAGTACGCCGACGCGCTCGTCGGCCCGCTCGCGGCCGCGTGCGAGTCCTGCGGCGCGCAGATCACGATCCCCGCGTCCGCGGTTCACGACGCGCAACACGAGTGCCTGCGTCTACTCGGCGAGGACTAGAACCCGGGGGAAACACTCAGGAAATCGGCCCGCTTGACACGCGTTCGCGGATTTGCTAATATGGTTTACATGATGACGCGCGACGAACTCCAGACCGCTTTCAACGCCGCCGACGCCGCCGTCGTCGTCGCGGCCCGCAACATCCGGATCGCCGAACGCCGGAAGCGCCAGGATCCCGCCGCCTACGTCGCCGCCGATCTCGCGCTCACCGAAGCCGGCGCCGCGCTCGAGGCCGCAGAGGCCGCGCTCGTCGCCGCCCTCGTGATCGAGGAGGCCGACGCCGCCGCGGCCGCCGTCGCGCCCGATTTCGTCAACCTCGCGTTTCAGTTTTAAGGGATCACAATGAAGGAAATCGATCCGCTCGAGAGGCTCAACGCGTTCGTCGCCAAACACAAAACCCAGGCGGCAGCCGCCGACGCGCTCGGCGTGTCGCGCCCGTACCTGTCCGACATCATCAACGGCCGCCGCGATTTCTCCGACGCGATCCTCGCGCGCCTGGGGCTCCGTCGCGTCGTCGTCGCCGCCGTCGCCGCGTAGAGGTTCCATCATGATCAACAGCAACGATCCGATCGTCGACGCGTCGGGCCGGTTCCTGGCGCCGCCGCAGGGCACGCTCGAGCGGCCCGCCGGCCCGTGGGATGAGAACCGCGGCCGCGCCGTTCGCCAGGCGCTCACCGGCGAGCGCCCGCGCGCCGTGCGCGAGGCCGAAACCGTCGCGCGGATGAACGCCGCGCACCCGGGCGCGTCCTGGCATTTCGTGACGCATCCGACTGTCGGCCGGGTCCTCGTGAGCGTTCCCGGCGACGACGACGCGCCGGCCTCGTCGGAGGTGCTCGCGGAGATGGCACACGGGCGGCAATCATGAACGGCACCGCGGGCGCTCCCGTCGTCGGCGATTTCATCACGATCCCCGCGTGGCAACGCTCCGGCCAGGTGATAGACACTCGGCCGGCCACGATGGGCACGGAGCACGCCGTCGAGGTGCTCGTCGAGCATTGTCCAGACGATCCGCGGCCGAAGTGGTACCGGCTCGAGCCTGGCGAATTCACCAATGAGGGGCAATGATCACGAACTACACGATCCGGCATCGGACACGCGGCGACGTCGGCGGGTTCCCGTCCCAGGTGGAAGCGACGCTCGTCGCGCTCGAGATCGGATGGCCGCTCGACGAGTGGGAGATCGAACCCGTCGACGGCCTCGAGCGCGCCGACGCCGCACCGTTCGCCGATCTCCAACAAACCCCGGCGAGGGATCGCGCGCTCGATCGATGGGCCCGGGCATGAGACAGTAAACCGACGGCCGCGGGCACCCTGGCGAGGGAGGGCCGCGATCGTCACGTCGATCAACAGCACGAGGAGCACCGAACCATGAGCACCGATCAGGTACTACCGCGCGACGAATTTTCCACACGACTCCGCGAGCTCACGAACAATCCGGCCGCCATCCGCTCGAGCTCGACGATCACGATCACAGACGACTACGGGAATACGTCGACGTGGATCGTCGACGGGTTCCGACACGACGGGAAAGACGAACTCCTGCTGCAGCGGATCGGCGCCGACGAAAAGGCGATCCGGCTCGTGCTCCCGCCGCGCGTCATGTCGGCGATCGTAGGGCAGCGCGAGCGCGCGAACAAAGTCACGCGCCGGCGCGCGGCGACGAAGGGCCTCGAGACGAAGCGCGAGCGCGGGATCGATCCGGCCGCAGCGATCCGTGGCCGCGGCGGGAAACGCAAGGGCGGCCGCTCGTGAGAAATCAGTCCATGAAACGAAAGGCCGAAAACGGCGAGGCGCTCGACGTCGAGAGCATGATCGCGCTCGCGGCGCCGGAGGGCGGGACGCTCTACGCGGGAACGTTCCGGCTCGATCGGTTCGTCGAGGGCGTCGACTACTTCGTCGGCTCGACAGAGCAGTGGATATGGTCGATCGGGCGGCGCCTGAGCGACGGCGCGATCTTCGCCGCGCTCGACTCGAGGTTCGCGGGAAACCCGGAGTTTCATTGTCTATGGCTCCGATGATCCTGATCGCCGGCGGGCTCGCGCTCGTCGGCGTCGTCGCGCTCGCGGTTCGTACGATCGTACGGCTCCGCCGGCCAGGCGTCGAGGCGCGTCGGCTCTCGAGCCTGGGCACGGTCGAGGCGCACCGGGAGCGACGGCCATGAGTCGCACGAACACGGCCGCCCGCCATTCATGCGACTCGCCGGAATGGTTCACGCCGCGCGAGTACGTCGAGGCCGCGCGCCAGGTGCTCGGCGCGATCGATCTCGATCCGGCGTCTCACGTCGAGGCGAATCGGATCGTCCGCGCGCGCCGGTTCTACACGGCGAAGCAGAACGGACTCCGGCGCCCGTGGGCGGGCCGCGTGTTCGTGAACCCGCCGGGAGGACTCACGGCGGAATTCTGGCACCGACTGATCGACGCGTGGGAGGCCCGGGAGATCTCCGCCGCGATCTGGATCGGGTACTCGCTCGAGCAGCTTCAAACGCTGCAAGGGTACGAGGTGCGATCCCCGCTCGCGTTCCCGTTCTGCGTACCTGATCGCCGGATCCCGTTCGTCGAGTCGACGGCGAAGCGCGATCTCCGGCGCCAGGCAGTCGAGGTGCACAATCGGAACGTGCGCGAGGCGATCAGGGACGCGGAGAAACGGGGCGACGGCACGAGCGCGATCGGGCCGCTTCGCGAATTCAAGGCGGCCGCGCAACCGTCGCACGCGAACTACATCACGTACATAGGGCGCGCGTCGGCCAGGTTCGCGCGCGTGTTCGGCGAATTCGGCGAGGTGCGACGTTGAAGTACTTGAGCGTGTGCAGCGGGATCGAGGCCGCCTCCGTCGCGTGGGGCCCGCTCGGATTCGATCCCGTCGCGTTCAGCGAGATCGAACCGTTCCCGTCGGCCGTGCTCGCTCACCACTATCCGACCGTCCCGAATTGGGGCGACATGATGAAATGGGAGTCGTGGCCTGATGCAATTATCGATGTTCTCGTCGGAGGAACTCCGTGCCAATCGTTCAGCGTCGCCGGGTTCCGAAAGGGACTGGCTGATCCGCGTGGCAACCTTGCCCTTACGTACCTTGCGATCGCTGATCGATATCGCCCCCGTTGGATCGTTTGGGAGAACGTCCCCGGCGTCCTGTCCTCTGTCAGCCATGCCGCGCCCGATCCATGTGCGCCGCCGGCACCTCTGGACGTGGGACGCGACGGCGCAACAGTGGAGACTGACGACGAGTACGACGGAGAAGAATTACACGCATTCGGCTGTTTCCTGGCCGGATTATCAGAGCTCGGGTACGGCGTGGCGTACGGAACTCTTGACGCTCAGTACTTCGGCCTGGCGCAGCGCCGGGAGCGTGTGTTCGTTGTCGGCTATCTTGGAGACTGGCGTCGTAGCAGCGCGGTACTACTTGAGCGGGGCAGCCTGTCGGGGGATCCTTCGCCGCGCCGCGAAGCGTGGGAAAAAATTGCCGGAACTCTTGGAGGGAGCTCTCAGAGCGGCGGGTTCAGAACGACGGACCTAGACAACTCCGGCGCGTTCATACCGGAGATCTCGCGCGACGTCGAGACGGCGGGCACACTCGACGCGGGCGACGGATCCGCAACGCAGCGCGCCGTCGAGAGTAGTCGACTGATCCCCGTCGAGACGGCGCATTCGCTCGACGCCTACAGCGCCGGCCGCGCGACGGAGGACGGCACGGGCCGCGGCTGTCCGTTGATCCCGACGGGCGACGTGATCGCGTTCGACACGACACAGATCACGCACCCGGCGAACCGGAGCAACCCTCAGCCCGGCGGGACGAGTCCACAACTCGCGGCCGCCGCGCACGCGCCGACGATCGCCTTCTCCGTCAAGGATCACGGCGGCGATGCAACGGAGGAGCTCTCGCCGACGCTCCGCTCTGGAAACGAGATCAACGCGAACGCGAGCGGCGGCGTGATGCCGGCGATCGCTTTCGAGCCTCGTGTCGCGAGCGGTCGACGGGAGGGGAAGATCGGCGACACGGCCGGCCCGCTCACGAAAGAATCGGATCGCGGCGACGGGTTCCCGTGTGTCGCGTACGGCGTGCACAGCGATCACTCTGTCGCGATGCGAGGAAACGGATCGGCCGAAGTCGCGTACGAGACGGATCGCGCGCGCGCCCTCGACACGAACGGCGGGTTCGCGCATTCGCAAGGCGGAACCGTCGTCGCGGCTCGAGCGGTCGCGTACGGGATAGGCTCGCACGCCGGAGCGGCCGACGCCGAAGTCAGCAACAAAAACCACGCGAGCGGCGGCCCGGCCGGCATGGGCATACAGGAGGAGTGCTCGCACTCCATGAGGGCGGGCCGCGTTCCCGCCGTCGCATCGTTTCAGGAGGGCGGCGAGGAGTCGGTCGGGTTCTACGCTCAAGGCGGAACCCAGGGGATCTCGGCCGACACGACGGCGCCGTCGCTCAAGGTCGGCAACGGCAACGCCGGCCATCAGATCGCCGTCGCGTCGTTTCAGGAGTCGCAGAGCGGCGCGCGCGTCGGCGAGACGCATCCGACGCTCGACGCGCACAACGGATCGCGACGGCACCAGGGCGTCGTCGGGTTCGCCGACGTCGCCGATCCTGTCGCCGCCAATCAGGCCCGCACGTACACGCGGGAGGGCGCCGGAAATTTCCGAATGTCCAACGTCGCGCACAGCGCCGTGCAGGTCCGACGGCTCACGCCGCGCGAGTGTGAACGACTGCAAGGGTTCCCCGACGACTACACGCTGATCCCGTACCGGCGCAAACTCGCCGCCGACGGCCCGCGCTACAAGGCGCTCGGTAATTCGATGGCGGTTCCGGTCATGCGATGGATCGGGGAGCGGATCGCCATGGTCGACGAGATCGAACCGGAGGAGTAGTATCGGCGAGCGCCGGGAGGAGGGCGCCGCCGCGATCGTAGATGAAACACGAACGCCGCCGGATCCTGGCGAGGGAAACCCGGCGGCGTCGTTCAGCACGAAAGGACCGTAACCCCGTGAGCGATAGCCATTCTACACGATCAGCTTTTCCCGCCGGAAATCCGCACTATCGGGAGGCCGCCCGGGCCTCGATCGCAATCGCGCGCGCCGGCCAGGCGCCGACGCTGCAGCAGTCTGTCGCGCTCGAGCGGATCCGCGTCCGGTTACACGGCCGCGCGAACCGTCACGATCTCGGCACCTGGCGCGAGGATCCCGACGCGTCGGCCGTCGAGATCGTCGCGTGCTCGAGGTGTGGGGCCCGGGCGCACCTGTCGCGCGCGACGGGCGTCGCCGTCGTGTCGGAGCTCCTCAAGGCGTGCAAGTAATGGGCAGGTTCCGATCGACGTTCGGCGCGTTCAGGAGTGGCGAGGGCGCCGGCGAGCGGCGGCCGCTCCCGTCCTGTTTCAAGCATTACGATCGCGTGCTCGTCGGCGCCGATCGCGCGCCTGGGCGGCTCCTCAAGTGTGAGCGGAAACCGCCGGCGACGGGTTCGTACTTCAAAGTCAAAACGGACGGCGGCGAGTGGAGATGGCCCGACGTCCTCATCCTCGCCGGGACTGGCGCGAACGTCGCGACGTGCGAGGCCGGCGCCGGCCGGTTCATGACGGACAAGATCGGCGACGGGCTCCTCTGTCCGAAACACGACGCGGAGATCTTCGGCTCGCCGGCGGATCACGCGCTCGACGCCGCCGATCCGGTTCGGCCGCGCGGCAACTCTCACAAGTGGAAACGCGGAAGGGGTTCACGATGAAAAGGAAAGACACGATCGAGATCACGGTCACGCTCAGAGGGAACCCGGCCGGCGTCGTGAACGCGCTCGCGAACGGCCTTCCGCTTGAGGCGCTCGTCGACATTCGCGACGGCCTCGACGACGAGATGGCGATGCGGCGCGAGCGCCCGGCCCGCGGCCGTCGGCGCCAGGTCCGGATCGTCGGGAGGGCGCGCAAGTGAACGATCTCAAATCCCGGTACCTCAACGATCCGGTTTTTCACACCGTCGTCGATCACATGCGAGCACTCATCCGGGGCGCAACGCTCACGCCGTCGGAGGTGCGCGAAGCGGCGATGACGGCCTGCGTGATCGAGGAGATGTACAACCCGCGGCCGCCGTTCTCGACGTCCGACGCGGATCTCGACATCGTTCGCCAGGCGCTCTCGAGTCGGCCCGCCGCGCCCGTCGCGATCTGTGAACGATGCCAAATGACGCTCCCCGAACGGCTCGTCACGTTCGGCCGCGGCGTTCGCGGCGGAAGGGCCGCCAGGTGTGCGGCGTGCGAACCGCAACCCGGGCCCGACGGCGAGGCGAACCGGCTCGAGGTAATCGAGCTCAGACGCGCGCGCTCGAGCACGCTCGCGCGGCCGCTCAATCACGACGCCGGCGGCGAGGGAGTACCGAACCCATGAGGATCCCGATCGTGCTCGACGGCCGCCTGATCGCGCGCGCCGTGATCGACGCGCTCGATCCGATGGGCGCCGCCGCACGTGCGGCCGTGGACGCCGTCGTCGGCCTGGCGCGAGAGCTCGAGGCCATCCGACGCGACGAGCGCCGGCGTCGACGTCGAGCGAAGTACGAGATCCGCGAGGCGATCACCGCGCGTCGCCTGGGCGTACCGCCGGAACCCTGGCGCGGGAAAAACCACCAAACCACCAAACCACCAAACCAAAGGACTCAAGCATGACAAACGAACGCGAACCCGACGCCGCCGGCGCCGACGTGATCGACGCCGAACCCTCTCACCTGATGCGCCATCCGGGCACGCCGACGACGATCAACGAGCTCGCCGCGCTCAAGGGCGAGGCGCTCGAGGTAATCGAGGCCCGCGTGCTCGTGATCGAGACGCTCCGCCGCGCCTCGATCCGCGCGACGTCGCCGGCCGACTGGCTCCTGTTCAAGTCGCCGGAGGAGCAGGGCGGGCAGATCGTCGGGTACTTGCAGGACTGCGGCGCCGATCGCGTCCGCGATCTGTGGGGGATCGAGGTCTACAACGTCGGCAAACCGGAGAAAGTCGCCGGCCTCGATCCCGCCGTGTTTACGTACCTGATCACCGGATCCGGACGCTGCAAGATCACGCGCCAGGTTCTCGAGGAGGTCGAGGGCGGCCGATCGAGTACCGATGATTTCTGCAAAGGGAAAACCGGCGCCGATCTCGAGCTCTCGGTTCGTAAGGCCGCGCGCGCGAACCTCGACGGCGGGATCACGCGCGAGCTCGCCGGGATGAAGTCGGTACCGTCGGCGGAGATCGAGGCCGCCTGGGTCGGCACGACGAAAAAGATCGGCGACTGTCGTCGAGGCCGCGGGTTCGGCACGCACGAGGAGCGACTCGGCGCCAGGTCGGAAAAGGCGCCCGATATCGATCCGCCGATCTGTCCTCACTGTCAATCCGTCGGCGTGTTCCGCCAGGGCAAGAACGGGCGGCCCGGGTTCTACGGCTGTCCGAAGTATCAGAGTCACGCCGATAAACGATGGCTCGTGGACGGGCCGGAATGGCAGGCGGGCGCCGCGCAGCGGGCCGCCCAGGCCGCGACGGCGACGGGAGCGGCCGCGAGCACCTCGACGACGGGCGCGGGCCCTGGCGGGGCGCCTGGCGCGAAAGCGACGGCACCGGCGACGGCCGGCCGCGTCTCGAGCGAGCTCCAGGCCGACGAGGTGTTCGGCCCGCCGCACGGCGCCAGGCGCCAGGGCACGCCGCCGCCGGCGAACCGTGAACCCGGCGAGGAGGGGTAAGCCATGCCGAAACTACAGATCACGGTCACCGACGACGCCGGGCCCGTCGTCGGGCGCCTGGGCGTCCACTGTTCCCCGGGTCCTCAGAACGGGGAACGGTTCGTCCACGTGCGGATCGGCGGGCTCGATCTGTCCGTCGCCGGGAGCGACGAGATCGCCGCGGAACGATGCCAGGCGATCGCGTCGGAGTTTCACCGGATGGCGCTCGAGCTCCTCCGGCCGTCCGTGTCGCGGGAGGAGCGAATCCGCGCGCTCGACGTCGCGCGAGACGAACGCCGGCGGGATCGCGAGGCCGGCCGGCCGGTTCACACGATCGCCGACGAGCGGCCCGGCGACGAGCTCCAGGGGTCCGCGGCCGCGTCGGCGATCTCTGTCGCGCTCGAGCGGCCGCGCCAGGCGCTCGACGCGCGTGCACACGCCGGCGAGGGCGAGGACGCCGCGCTCGAGGCCGGCGCGTCGGCCGTCGGCGACGGATCCGGCGATCCGCTCCCGGCGTTCGATCCGACGCTCGAGCGCGAGGGCGCCGGGCACCGGCTCACCGGGATCCCCGATCCCGATCCGCGCGAACCCGTGATGACGAAGGGCGAGATCGACGAGGCCGCGCGGCCGTCTATCTACCCGTGCGGATGCTCACGGCTCAAGGTCGAGGCGGGCCTCTGTAGCATCTACGACGAGAGCGGATCGGAGCGTTCAGAATGAACGCGCAGCGGATGTTCTCAGAGCTCCAGACCGGCGCCCGGTTCACGTTCGATCACGATGCCGACTCCGGGTACACGTGGACGAAAACCGGGCGCCGCGACTACTCAAGGATCCACACGAAGCGGATCGGATCGACGTCGGCGCCCGTCACGCCGATCGCGCCGGTACCCGACGACGAGGGCGACGCCGTCGTGATGCTCCGCGAGCTCGCGAACCTGATCACGTCGCTCCGCGCGCTCGAGCGGATCAAGCGAGACGGAAACGACGTGATCACCGCGAGTGATCTCGACGCGCTCCTGGCTCAATGGACGGCGGGCCCGCTCGCGCTCGACGAGCACGACGCGGCGACGATCCGCCGGATCGTAGGTGGACAATGACGCCGGCCCGCAAGATCGGATCGCTGTCCGATCTCCGCCCGGGCGACATCATCCGCGAGATCAGGACGCAGCGCGCGTTCGCCGTGCTCGAGGTCGACGCGGATCGCGCGACGCTCGTGCAACTCGTGATCGACGTTCAAAAGGTCGACGCGTACGAACTCCTGAGTCACGCCGACGAGCGACGGGGGCGATCATGACGGAACCCGCCGCCGCCGCCGCTCCGGCTCCGCCGCCGTCGCCGTTCGATCTCGCAAAGGGGATCGAGCGCGCCTGGGGAACGCACCTCGCGCGCTCCGCCAGGACGGCGGAACCGCACCCGTACGCCTACGCGTCGGCGTTCCGCAATTGCGAACGCCGGATGGTCTACGAAATGACGACGCCGCAAACGCTCCCGCCCTGGCCGCCGGAGGTGCTCGCGCGGTTCCGACGCGGCGACGATCGCGAGCGGGATCTCCTGGCCGATCTCACGCGGATCGGCCGCGATGCGGATCCGCCGTTCACGCTCAGCGGGCAGCAGGAACGGTTCAAGCTCAAGGATCACAAGGGGCGGATCGCGATCTCCGGCAAGGTCGACGCGCGGATCGAGATCGCCGGCGCGCGGGCACCGCTCGAGGTCAAGGCGTGGTCGCCGATGATGGTCGACCGGATCGAGACGTTCGCGGATCTATTCGATAACCCGTGGACGAAATCCGGCGCCCATCAATTGCTCTCGTACCTGTTCGGCGCCGGCGAACCGTTCGGATTTCTCCTCCTCGATCGGAGCGGGATCCCGCGGCTCCTCCCCGTCGTGCTCGATCAGCACCTCGAGCACATGGAGGAGTTTCTCGCGCGCGCGGAACGGGCGATCGATCACGTCGAGGCCGCGACGCTCCCTGATTTCCTTGAGGGCGACGCGGCGGAGTGTAAGCGATGCGCGTGGTACGGGCACACGTGCAACCCGCCGCTCGCGGCCGTCGGCGCCGTCGTACTCACCGATCCCGATCTACACGCGGATCTCGCACGCCGCGACGAGCTCGAGGCCGCGGCGAAGGAATTCGAGAAGCTCGACAAAAAGATCAAGGCGCAACTCCGCGGCGTCGAGGACGGGATCGCCGGCCCGTTCGTGATCTCGGGACGCTGGCAAAAGAAAACCGGCGTCGTCCTCCCGGCCGACGTCAAGGCCAAGTACACACAGACCGATCCGAAAGGTTCCTTCCGGATCGAGATCGTCCGCGTCGACTCACCGGCAACCCCGTTAGAGGAGCAACAACCATGAAATACATCGTCGTTCCGCTCGAGGCGATCCGGATCCTCCTCGAGATCCTCGGCCTCCGGAGGCGGCGCGCGTGACAAGCGATCACCCGCTCGTCGACGTCGTACGGGCGAGTCGAGGACCGATCAAGAAAAGCGCGAACGGGAGGACGGTTCACGAGTGGGCCGTTCTCCTCCTCGTGTGCGGTCACAACCTCGTATACGAGCGGCTGAAAAACCCGACGCGTCGGGCACCGCGGCGCGTCCGCTGTACGGCGTGCAAGGCGTGATCATCAACGGCGACGGCCGACGCGTCGACGAACTCACCGGCGAGGGCCGCGAGGGATGCGGGTTCGGCCCGTGTCTCGACTCGCGCGAACGCGGCGGCCGCGGCTGCCGACTCTGCGACGTGATCGCGAGGCTCCCGCAACCGGCCAGGCCGGCGGAGATCGTCGCGGCCGTCGACGCCGACGCGCACGAGCGCGCGCACAAGAACGCCGCGCGCGACGGCGATCCGAAACTGCCAGGCGAGAAACCTCGTCGGCATCCGATGTTTGAAAAACGGCACCGCGACGGGCCGCACCGATCGAACGTGTAGGAGGGATCAGCGATGGATATGAGAACCGGCGACATGTACCCGAACCGCGAGGCGGCGCTCGCGGCCGGCGTTCCCGACGATCAGATCGCGGAAGTCGAGCCTGAGATCGTTCGCGTCACGTCGGGCCCGTTCCGCGGCCGCGTGTACGAGCGGAACCCGTTCACGCGCCAGCTTGTACGGCGGAAGGATCTCGAGGTGCGATCGTGATCGTCACGCTCGAGGCCACGAGCAAAATCGTACGGCTCGTCGTCGAGGGCCGCGAGGTACCGGCGCGAATTTGGGAGGGGCACACGGCGAGCGGGATCCCCTGTCACGCCTACATCACGCGGATCGCCGTCGGCGACGATCAGGACTCCGCGGAATTCGATCACGAGCTCCTCGAGACGCGGCGCCCGTCGCCGGAGATCGAGGCGATCCCGACACGGCTGATCCTCTAAACCCCGACAACCCGACAGAACGGAGATCTCGACATGGCACGAAAACGCAACCCGGCCGACGCGGCGATCGAATTCTTTCAGACGGCCGATCTCGGAACGGCCTCGACAATGCTCGACGTGTGCAAGGGCACGGTCGAGCGACGGCGGCGAGAGCTCGCGAAATCCCCGGCCGCTCAGCACGCGGCCGCAGAGGGCGCCAGGCGGCCCGCCAGGCGCTCGAGGGAAGTCGTTCCCGGCGAAGTATCGACGCCGGAGGGCGGCGCGCCAGGGGCGCCGGCTGAGGGGCTCACGACGCGCCAGGAGTAACGGCCGTGTGGGTCAAGCTCGACGACGGGATCGCGGATCACCCGAAGTTTTTCGACGCCGGCCGGCACCTGGGGCGACACGGGATCGCGCGCGCGTTCGCGGTCTATGTCGCCGGCCTGGCGTACGCAAACAAGCACCTGACCGACGGATTCCTGTCCGAATCGGTCATAAAGTCGTTCAAGATCGATCGAAAACCGGGCGAAATCGCATCCGTTTTGGCATTCGCTGATGTCGGATTATGGGAGGTCGTTCCCGGCGGGTATCGAATTCACGACTACCACCACCACAACCCCAAGTCGCAGGAAGTAAAGGACAAACGGGAACGCGATGCCGCCAGGAAACGCCAGGAACGCGACGACAAGGATCGGGCGCGTCCGCGCGGAGTCCGTGCGGAGTCCGCGGCGCTCGCGCGCGCGCGATCCCGTCCTGATCCGGATCCCGTCCTCTTACGGGGAGAAGATCACGCCGCGCTCCGCACGGCGAACGGTGGAAAACCTGTGGAAAACGCGCCTCGCGTGCTCAGGGCGCTCGTCTGGTCTGAGGTGCGCGAGATCTTCCGCCAGGGCGCGCCGACGACGCGGGATCCGGCAACCGGCCGGCGCGTCGTCGACAGTTTCGAGATCCGCGAGCGGCTCAAGGATCGCGCGGCCCGGGCCGGCCTGATCTACGCCGTCGAGGATTTCCACAACCAGGCGGAGCTCGCGATCGCGCGCTACTCGAGCGACGTCGGCGCCGCGGCCCGGGACGCTCAGCGTACGGCCTGGCGCCAGGCGGGGAGGCCGTCACGATGATCACCGCTCCCGCCGGCGCGCGCTCGCTCACGTTCACCGTCGAGGGCGACGCTCAGACGAAGGGATCCGCGAAGGGGTTCGTCCCGTTCGCCTGGGCTCAGGAGGCCGTCGAGCGCGCGCGCAAAACTGGAAAGCGGATCCCGCCGCGTGTCGTGATCACGAACGACAATCCGAACGCGAAAGCCTGGCAGGAACACGTGATGGACGCCGCGCTCGAGGCGCGCCGCGGCGGGCCGCTCCTCGCCGGCGAACTCATGGCCGGCGCCGTCGTCGTCGATCTCGTGTTCTATCTCGCGCGGCCGCAGAAGATCCGGAGCTCCATCGTTTCGCACACGTCGAGGCCCGACGTCGACAAGCTCGCGAGGTGCGTACTCGACGGGCTCACCGGCGTCGTCTATGCCGACGACGGCCAGGTCGTAGCGATCCGGCTCGCGAAACAGTACGCGCCGATCGACGGCCGGCCCGGCGTCTCGATCACAATCACCGAAGCGGCCGTCGCGGATCCCGCGGCGCCTCCGCTGTTCACGTAAGGGAGGACACGATGGCGAAACGACAGAAGGGCAACACGACGGCACGCCGGATCGGGTACGAACTGATCACCCGCGATCACGTCGCCGGGCATCCGGTATACGCGCTCCTCGACGAGCTCGTACACGCGCACCACGATCACCTCAAGCCGGCGCGGATCGCGCTCGCCTGGGCGCTCTCCTGGCAGCCCGACGCCGACGGCCGCGTCAAGATCGGCGCGTGTATGAAGGCGAACGATCTCGCGCGGGAGCTCGCGCCGTTCGATTTCGTGATCCTCCTCCGGCGCGCGTTCTGGAAAGACGAGCGGATCACCGACGAGCAGCGGCGCGCCCTCATGGATCACGAGCTCTGCCACGCGTCGAGGGCGACGACGAAGGGCGGCGACGATGCCGTCGACGAGCGAGGCCGGCCCGTGTGGCGGATCCGGAAACACGACGTCGAGGAATTCTCCGACGTGATCGAACGGCACGGCATGTACTCCGCCGATCTCGAGAACATCGCGGCCGCGCTCCGTCGCGCCGGCGTCGGCCCGTTCGTCCATTGCGACAAATGCGCGCTCAACCCGGGATGGCTCACCGTCGCGAGCACCGACGCGGCGCCGCGCGTCGAGCGATGCGCCTGTTGGCTCGCGTGGACGGAACGCCGGAACGACTACACCGACGACAAACGGGCGAGCGCGTGATGTCGACCGACGTGATCGCGCGCGCGATCTCGACGACGATGAGCGTTCCGGCGCTCGACGAGATCCGCGCGCGCGTGAGCGAGGGGGAATACAAGGCGATCCTCCTCCTGGCCGGCGAGCTCGTCGAGAGCACGGAGGGCGCGGGCCTCCCGGCAATGCTCGTGCTCTACGCGCTCACCGCGGCCGCCGCGATGTACTCGGAGGGGCTCAAGCAATCGGCATCGATCATGGGCCGCGGCGCGGGGAGCAATTGAACATGGGACAAGTACCACCGGATCGGCCTCGAGGTCCTCGGCCCGAACCTCCGCCGGCGCCGCCGCCGTATCGCGCGCCAGGCCAGGCGCCGCGCGTGCGGCTCGCCAGGTGCTCGTATTGCGGCCGCGGCGGCGTCGAGCTCTCGCAATGCGACGGATGCGGCGCGACGGTACCGGAGGCGAGCTCGCCGCCGTATCCGACGTTCCCGGCGAACCGCACGATCCGCGGCGCCGCGATCGTTCCCGTGTTCCCCATGGTGAAACGTTGACTGGCCGCCCTCACGTGATCCCGTGGTACCAGGCGGAGGATCGAGCGACGCGCGACGCGCTCGACGTGCAAGCGTGTAAGGAATGCGGCGCCGTGCTCTGGCGCCGCGAGACGACGAAAGACAAACCACGTTACGCGCCCGGCGCTCTCGTCGGCGACGATTGCCCGGGCTCAGAGGAGAACAGCAGCATGGCAAAACGAGCAGCAAGGAAACCACGGCCAGAACAGGCGGATCTCCCGGGTACGGAGGACTCCGCGATCAAACCGCTCGAGGACGCGGCGAAGCGGTACGCGAAGATCCGCGACGAGCGGATGGAGCTCAACACCGACGAGGCGAAGATCAAAGCGAGCCTGATCGTCCTCATGCACAAGCACGGGAAAACCACGTACAGCCGACACGGGATCACGATCACGCTCGTACCGGAGGCGGAGAACGTGAAGGTCAAGATCAAGGGTAAGGACGATGCCGACGACGAGACGTAATCGCCGACGGCCGCCGTCGAGGCGTCATGAGCGGTACCTCGCCGACGTGATCAGGCGCGTGCACGTGATGAACGGCGACGTCTCAAGGATCGATCCGCGGCGCGTCGATCGCGCGCTCGACGTCGGGCGCACGGCGAGCGACGCCGCGGATCGTGAGGTTCGCGCCGGCGTGCTCGAGGCCAGGCGGGAGCGGCGATCGTGAGCGGGTTCGCGCTCTATCCCGTCGCGAAACACTGGTGGTCACTCACCGATTACGGCGCCGTGCTCGACACGGTTCGGCGCCTGGGCGCGAAACGCGTGATCGAATTCGGCCCGGGCTCCTCTACCCTGGCGCTCGTCGAGGGCGGCGCCGAACAGGTCGACACGTGCGAGGACGATCGGAAGTGGTACGACGTGCACCGCTCCCGCGTGGGCCGGCAATTCGCGCCCGTCGTGAGCGTGCACCTGTACACCTGGGGGGATCCGCTCACGATCCCCGCGCTCGAGGGGCGGCGCTACGACATGGCAATGATCGACGGGCCGCACGATACCCCCCGGCGGCCCGTCGTGATCGAGTACTGCATGGCCAGGGCAGCGGCGGTTCTGATTCCTACTGAGGATTACAAGGTATCGTCGCCGCCGCTCCGGCCGCACATCGCACGGATCGCCGCCGCCCATGGTGCAACCGTCGAGGTGTGGGATACAGGGCCGACGTCGGGATCGTTCGCGCTCATCACGGGGCACACGTGACGCGACTACATCACGCGGCGCGCTCACTGTCCCGAACGATCGACGCGTTCCGCGAGTACCGCCCAGGGGAGGAGGGGGATCGAAGGGCGGAGATCGAACGCGTCGAGTCGAAGGACTGGCGAGGGGTTCGCGTGTTCCGCGTGCACTGTGACGGGCCGTACGGGCGGGGCCCGCATGATCATTGGGTACAGGAGTACATCCTGTGGAGTCTGATCGACGTGACGCGTTATCGGTGTCCATTTCACCGCTGAGTAAGGATCGATCAGTCGAGAGAAGTCGAGGTCGATCACGCGAGCTCGACGGGGAGGGGGGAGGGGGCGCCGTAGGTTCTTTCCGCGAACGCCAGCAGAGCGGGCGAGCGAGGCGCAAACGGCCGCTAGTTCTCAATCAGAATTTGGGTCCGGTTAATTGGATCGATGGAGGTTCACGTGGCGACAGAATTGGAATACGGAACGGCGAAGGTCGGCGCGCTCGACGCGCTCGCGAAGTTTCTCAACGCGGCCGCGGAGCTCGTGACGTTCTTTCGGAAAGAGCTCGAGCGCGAGGCTGCCGAAGTCGCGGCGAGAAAAGGCGGCCGCTCATGAGCGAGCTAGCACGGATCACCGCTCGCTATTTCGCCGTCCTCCTCGAGCGCGAGGGGCTCTCAGCATCGATCCCCGACATGCGCGCGGAAGTCGCGGCCGCGGGGGAGGTCGACGAGCGGGCGCACGCGGCCGCGGCGGAGGCGGCGATCAACGCCTGGCACGCGACCGATCAGGCGAAGGATCCCGCGTCGGCGTCGGCGGCGTATCAGCGGAAGATCGACGGCCTCGTCGACGGAGCGCGAGACGAGACGGCGCGCGGGCGCCAGGCGCGGAGGCAACCGTGAGCGGATCGAGGACGGCGGGCCCGGGCTCCGGCGGCCGTCTGGTACGCAAGGCGACGATCACGACGATCGGCGAGGGATGGGCGAGCTATCTATCGAACGTCGTTCCGACGGCGGCGTCGGAGTCACAACGCGAGGAGACGAAACGCGCGTTCTACGCGGGCGCCGCCGCGATGTTTACCGCGATGCTCGACGCCGCAGAGCTCGAGGAGGATCAGGCCGCGGCCCGCGTCGAGGGCCTCGATCGCGAGCTCGACGACTATCTCCGTCTGTTCAAGGCGCGCGAGGGGGTCAAGTGATCGTCGCGCACCTCCGCGGCGTCGGCCTCCCGATCTGGATCCCCGACTGGCTCCTCGAGCGGATCGCCGCGCGCGACGAGCGGCGATCGATCGCGGCGGCGCGCGAGATCAATCGGCGCTGTCCGTTCACGCCGACGCCGCGGCGCGTCGTCTGTCCGGCGTGTCGGGTACCGTTCACGCGACACGGCGCCGCGAACTCGTCTCACTTCTACCGGACGCGCGAGGAGAACGAAACCTGTATCGTCTGCCGGGAGGGGCTCGATCCCGTCACGCTCAAGCCTCTCGCGCGGCGCGAGGTGCAATCATGATCGAACCTGGCAAACCTGAGAAGCTCACCGCCGGCGAGCTCGTCGAGGCGCTCGAGATCGCGGCGTCGCGGATCCGAATGGCGGCGCCGGCGGATTTCCGACACGTCGGCGACGTGATCGCCGGCCTGGCGCTCGAGGCCGCGGCCCGGCTCCGCGCCGGCGACGTCGGCGGCGTGCTCGCGCGCGTCGTGACGTTCTCGGCTCCCGTCGATCACCACGGCGACGTCTACGCGCCCGGCTCGCTCAAGGGCGCGCGCGTCCCGCTACTCGAGGCGTTCGACGAACAGAACCCGATCGGCGTCGCGTCGATCCTTGAGGACGGAACCGCGCGGCTCTGGCTCAGGCCAGGGCTCGCCGTGAACCTCGAGAAGATCGCGAAGCTCTCACCGATCAACGTCGGCCTGGGGTTCCGCGTCATTCGCTCGCACGTCGACGACGGCGTTCGCGTGATCGATGAGCTCGAGCCTCTATGTGTCGGGATCGATCGCCGTGTGCTCGAGGGCCTCGACGATGCCGGCTGATACGTGCGGCGCGAAGTCGGGCCTGCTCGTGTGCGATCGCGCGCCACACGTCGACGGCGATCACCGCGGATACGACGAGGAGCGGGACGCCGTTCTGTTCTGGCCGACGCCGGCCGCCGTGCTCGAGGAGCTCGGGCGGCTGATCCGCCGTGGACTCGCGCAAGTAGAACCCGCGGAACGGCTCGAGGCCGGCGCCCGATTGAAGGCGACGATCGACGACGCGATCGGGAGCGGCCCTCGTGCGTAATATGTCGTTCGCGCTCACGACGGATCAGATCCAACGGCGCCAGAAAACCGTCACGCGCCGCAACGGCTGGACGTTCGCGAAAGTCGGCGACGTCGTTCAACCCGTGATCAAGTCGCAGGGGATCCCGAAGGGCGAGCACGTCGAGAAGATAGGCGGGCCGATCCGGTTCACGGCCGTCGATCGCGTCACGCTCGGATCGATCTCCCCGCAGGACGTTTACCGCGAGGGGTTCCCGAACCTCACGACGCGGCAATTCATCACGTTCTACAAGCGGGCGAACGGCGGCCGTCGCGATCAGATCGTGACGCGGATCGCTTTCGAGTATCTGTGAGCAAACGCCGGCGAGCTCGATCCACCAAAAAACGAAAGCGGAAACCCGCGGCCGCGGCGCCGCCCGTCGAGATGTCGATCGCCGCGTTCAGTCGGGATCGCAACGTCGACGAGAAAGCCGTTCGGAAGGGGATCGCGTCGGGCCGGATCCCGGCGTCGTGTGTCGGGCTCTCGAGGAGCGGGCGCCGACAAGTGATCACCGACGTCGCGGCCGCGCGCCTGGCGTGGGATGCGAACGCCGCGAAGGTTCCGCCCGGCCCGTCGGTCGACGGCGAGCGGCAATCGCTCAGCGAGGCGTCGCGCCTGGCGACGATGGAGCGCCATCGGGGGCTCCGGATCAAAAACGATCTGAGCGAGGGGCGCGTCGTCGACGTCGTGATCCAGAAACGGGCCGCTTTCGAGGATGCGCGTATCATCCGTGAAACCTTGCTCAATCTCTCGGCTCGACTCGCCGCCGTGCTCGCCGCCGAAAACGATCCGGCGAAGGTGTTCGCGATCCTCGACGACGCGATCCGCCAGGCGCTACACGACACGGCCGATCGACTCGAGGCCGCCGGCGAATGACGCGCCATCACGCGCGGATCGCGGAGTCCTGGGCGAGCACGATCCGCCGCGCGATCGAACTCGGCGAGGGCGACGCCGCCAGGCGGATCACGATCGGGCTCGTGCGGCGCCTCCGTGAACTATGGGCGCGCGCGTGAGCGAGAGCGACGCGGACGCCGTTCGCGAGATCCGCAAGGCGCGCGCCGACGGCCTCCGGCCCGATGCCGTCCTCACCGTGAGCGAGTGGGCCGACGCGCACCGGAAGCTCCCGAAAAAGTCGAGCGCGGAACCTGGGCCCTGGCGCACGGATCGCGCGCCGTACCTCCGCGAAATCATGGATTCGTTTTCCTCGCGCTCCGACGTCGAGGAGATCGTATTCATGAAGGCCGCGCAGATCGGCGGAACCGAAGTCCTCCTCAACGCGCTCGGCTACATCATCGATCACGCGCCCGGGCCCGTGATCCTCGTATGGCCGACGGTCGACACGGCGAAGCGGGGATCCCGGCAACGCGTCGCACCGCTCACGACGGACACGCCGACGATCGCAGAGAAGATCGCGCCGGCGAAGTCTCGCGACGCGGCGAACACGGTTCTCGAAAAGACATTCCCCGGCGGGCACCTCGTGATCACCGGCGCGAACTCCGCCGTCGGCCTGCGATCGATGCCGGCGCAATACGCGCTCATGGACGAGATCGACGGCTGGCCGATTGACGTCGACGAGGAGGGCTCCCCGATCGCGCTCGTCGAGGTTCGGCAGCGCACGTTCGCGCGGCGGAAGCGACTCAAGATCTCGACGCCGACGATCGCCGGCCGCTCCGCGATCGAGGCCGCGCACGATCGCGGCGACGCGCGCCGGTACTTTGTCCCGTGTCCGATCTGCGGGGAGTTTCAAGAACTCACGTTTGATCGGCTCGTGTGGACGAAGCTCGATCTCCCGCCGGCGGCAGCCGTGTACGAGTGTGCGGCGTGCGGCGATTACATCCGCAATCATCAAAAGACGGCGATGCTCGCCGCCGGCGAATGGCGCGCCACGCACCCGGGCCGCGGCGCCGGGAAGATCCGGAGCTATCACCTCAACGCGCTCTATGCGCCTGTCGGCTGGATCTCCTGGGGCGAGATCGCGGTCGAATTCGTCGCGGCCGAAAAGGATCCGGAGCGGCTCCGCGTTTTCATCAATACCGTACTCGGCCAGGTGTGGACGTCGAAAGGCGAGGCGCCGGAGTGGGCGGGCCTCTACAACCGCCGCGACA